GGGCGCGTACTCGGAGACAAATCAAAATGATTGACGATACCCGCGCCCTGCAGCTCGCGCGTGATGCCGAAAAGGGCAGCACGCAGTACTTTGACGCCAACATCCGGCCCAACCTGGAGCGCGACATCCGCCAGTTCCAGTCCAAGCACAACCCGGATAGCAAGTACATGAGCGACGCCTACAAGAGCCGCTCGCGCTTCTACCGGCCCAAGACCAGGGCCATGGTGCGCAATGGCGAGGCCACAGCCGCTGAGGCTTTTTTCAGCACGGCCGACGTGGTGGCGATCACCCCCGAGGACGAGATCGACGAGATGCAGCAAGTCAGCGCTGAGGTCATGCTGGAGCTGCTGAACTACCGGCTGAAGAAGACGATTCCGTGGTTCCAGACCGTGATCGGCGCCTACCAGGACGCCATGGTGCAGGGCACTGTGATCAGCCACCAGGGCTGGGAGTACGACGAGACCAAGGGCCTGGACCGGCCCCAGCTCACGCTGATCCCGCTGGAGAACTTCCGCTTTGACCCGGCGGCTGACTGGATGGACCCCATCGCCACGTCGCCCTACTTGATCTGGCTGATGCCGATGTACGTCAAGGACATCAAGCGCCGCATGCAGCAGGGCAAGTGGCGCCAGTTGGCCGACGCCCAGATGCTGTCCGCAGCCCGAAAGTACGACAGCACGCGCATGCTGCGCGAAGACAACCGCATGAACAGCGCCGATGCGGTGACCGCCATCACCGACTTCACGCTGGTCTGGGTGCACATGAACGTCATGGTGGACGACGACACCGGCGAGGACGTGATGTACTACACCCTGGGCAGCGAGTTCCTGCTGTCCAGCCCCGAGCCGATGCGCACACAGTATGCGCATGGCAAGCGCCCGTTCGTGATCGGCAAGGCGGTCATCGAGACCCACAAGAACTGGTCCGCCGGGCCTGTTCGCCTGGCACGCGACACCGCTGCCGAGATCAACGAGATCACCAACCAGCGGGTTGACAACGTCAAGTTCGCCATGAACAAGCGCTACTTCGTCAAGCGCAACACCCAGACAGACATTCGCTCGCTGACACGCAACGTGCCAAGCAGCGTGACGCTGATGGCCAGCCTGGACGACGTCAAGGTGATCGACACGCCCGACGTGACCTCGAGCTCGTACCAGGAGCAAGACCGACTGAACATGGACTTCGACGAGATCACGGGCTCCATGAGCCAGTCGAGCGTGCAGGCCAATCGCAAGCTCAACGAGACAGTGGGCGGCATGGAGATGGCTGACGCTGGGGCCAATAAGGTCCAGGCCTACCAGCTCAAGACGTTCATCGAGACGTGGGTCGAGCCGGTGCTGGGCCAGCTCGTCCTGCTCGAGCAGTTCTACGAGACCGATGAGACCATCATCGCCCTGGCAGCCGGCAAGTCCGAGATGTTCCAGAAGATGGGGCTCGACCAGGTCACCGACGACTTGCTGATGTCCGACCTGACCATGGCGGTGTCTGTGGGCATGAACGCCACCAGCCCGACGCAGAAGATCACCAATCTGATGGCCGGCATCAACGGCGTCAAGGAGTCGCTGGCCGATGGCACGCTGGAGCGCTATGGCGTCGACCCCGTGGAGATCATCAAGGAGGTCTTTGGCGCCCTGGGCCACAAGGACGGCGGGCGCTTCTTCAAGAACGCCGCCGGCCAAGATCCCCAGGTTGCTGCACTGCAGCAGCAGCTACAGCAGGCCCAGCAAGCGCTGGACGCCAAGCACCCGCCCGAGCTGCTGGCCGCCCAGGTCGCCGAGATCAAGGCGCGCATCGAGCTGCTCAAGCACCAGGGTCTCAAGGCCGAGGCGGACAAGGTCGGCACAGGGGTCACCAGCATCTATGCGGCCATGCAGGCTGCCGAGGTTGTTGCCGCTGTGCCACAGGTCAGCCCCATCGCCGACAAGATCATGCAGGCTGCAGGCTACCAGCTACCCACGCCCGCGGGCATCGACCCCAACTTTCCAACAGCGCCAGCAGCCGCCGAGGCCGTGGCGTCTGGCCCGGTCGACATCGCGCCCAGTGGCAACACCAGCCCGATGATGCCCGGCCAGCCCGAGAGCCCGATGGCCGGCGCGCGAGACGGCATCGAGACCCAGCGAGCTGATGGCATGGAGCCGGGGGTGACTGGTGAGTGAATTCAAATAACCCACCTCGCCTAGAACGCTGGGGTCACCCGGCAGTGCTAGACCAAACGGTCGACGCGCACCAGGTGGGCTATCGTGAGGGGCGTTGGTAGATTCGCCCCATGAGTGACGAAATTCAAGCCAAACCACTGCACAAAGCCATTGACTTTGGCTTCCAGGTCCAGGCATTCATCGACAGCGAGATCGGCAAATTCCTGATCGCGCGAGCTGAAGCCCAGATCACGGAGGCCGCTGAGCTGCTTAAACGGGTGAACCCCGAGAACCCGACTCAGATTCGGGCCTTGCAGCACACGATCAATGTGGCCGAGGACGTGCAGTACTGGCTGGCTGAGGCCATCCAGGCTGGCTATGCCGCCCAGGACGAGTTGCTCGAACGTAACGATTAACCTTTAGGAGACCCAATGCCCGAACTCATGCTGTCAGACGCCATCGATTCCGACGTGTCAGACGAACAGACCACAGAAGCCAAGCCATCAGCCCGTGAGATGATGATGGAGAAGATCGCCGGTGAGAACATCGCCCGCGTCGCCAAGGACTTCGACGGCCAGCTCGATGAGGACGCGGACATTGACCCCGAAGACCCGGACGCCGATCAGGTCAAGCTCGAAGAGCCCGAGCCTGCGCCCAAGGTCCACAAGCTCAAGGTGGATGGCGAGGAGCGCACCGTCACAGACGACGAGCTGATTCGCAGCTACCAAAAGAATGCAGCGGCAGACAAGCGGCTTGAAGAAGCCACGAACCTGCTGCGCCAGGCGCAGGAGCAAGCAGCTCAGGCGCCAGCAGCCCAACCCGTGCAAGAGGCTCCCCAGGAGTTTCGTGCCCAGGTGAAAACCGTCCTCTCAAAGCTGTATGAGGGTGACGAGGAAAGCGCATCGGATGCGTTGACTGCGTTGTTGATGAGCAACCAGCGGGGCGGCGACCAGCCTACCCCGGTGGCTCCAAGCATCGACATCGATCAAATCACGATGCAGATCCAGCAGAAGATGGAGATTGACAAGGCGTTTGAGACGATCAAGTCTGACTACCCAGACCTTATCGCCGACCCCGACCTGGAGATGCTGACAGCCATGAAGATCAACCGCTCTGTTGCGAACGGCACGCCGCGCGCACAGGCCATGATCGAGGCTGCCAATGAAGTCTACAAGTCGGTCGGCAAGGTGCCAACTGGGCGTCAAGGTGACGTGGCCAAGCCCGCAACATCTCATCGGCTGGAAAACAAGCAGCGGCTGGACCTCGTGAAGCCGGCCTCTGGAGTAGCGAGCCAGAAGCCAACACCGACTGAGGACAACGCCTCTGACGTGATCGCGGAAATGGCAACACGGCGATTGGGGCAGTCTATGCCTCGACGCGTAGCGTAAACCTTTAATTTTGGAGATATATCATGGCTGGTCAAATTTGGGTAACCAACAACCTCGGGGGCTACATGTGGTCCCCCAATCTGTCCAAAGTGCTGCGCCAAGCGCTGCAACCTTTGGTCAAGTTCCGTCAGTTCGCTGACATCAAAGACGCCGCTGTACAGGGTAAGGGCAAGGGCCAAGAGTACCACTGGAACGTCTACTCCAACGTGGCGACACAGGGCACAACCCTGGTTGAAACCACCACGATGGCTGAGACCAACTTCACCATCACTCAGGGCACGATGACCATTACCGAGTACGGCAATGCAGTCCCCTACACCGGCAAGCTCGACGACCTGTCTGAGCACCCAGTGAAGGAGATCATCCAGAAGGTTCTGAAGAACGACGCCAAGAAGACGCTTGACCAAGCGGCTTATGACCAGTTCAACGCGACCCCCCTGCGCGTGATCGCCGCTGCTGGTACTGACACCTCTGCTGTCACTCTGTTCGCCAACGGCACCGTCACGGGTACCAACAACGTGGCACTGGGCAAAGAGCACGTCAAGACCATTGTGGACCTGATGAAGGAGCGCAACATTCCGCCTTACGAGGCTGATGACTACTTCGCCATCGCGCACCCCACCACGTTCCGTAAGTTCAAGAACGACCTGGAAGGCATCAAGGTTTACATCCAAGAAGGCTTCCAGATGATCATGAACGGCGAGATCGGCCGTTATGAGTCCACTCGCTTCATCGAGCAGACCAACATCGCCAAGGC